TAGTTTGATATTTAAAATATTATTCTTATATTAAGAAAAAGGTTTTAAGTGTTTTATATAGTAGAAAAAGAATCTAAATTAGAATCATTAGAAAATTTTATAAGAGTAGGATGTTTTGTGCATGTTATATCTTCTAATGATTTTTATCACCCTAAACTTACTAATACTACAGCAGTCTATATTAGAATGTTAAATAGTAAGCATGGTTTTATTGTTCCTATTAATCATAGTGAAGGTATTAACGTAGATAAAAAACGTATCTTAGATATTTTAAATAAAGCACAAGTAATTTATACTTTAAATAAAAAAGAATTGTTATATCACTTTAATATACAGAAAGCTATAGATATTTCACTACTATATTCTATGAATTACTATAAAAAATTAGAATATAAATCTACTATTTCTACTATTGATTGGTTTTATAATAAATTTAGTCATAAAAAAGATATTAATACTATAATACCTATATCTAAATTGTATGAAAAATGCGAACTTATTTATGAATCTATTAGTAGTATTTTTGATAATATTAATATACCAGATGGATTTGATTTTTATAATAAATTAGCTACTAATGTATTTTTCTTAATAGAACAATCAGGACTAGGTATTTACTATGAATCTTTTAATAAAATGTTTCAACCACGTAATCCTTTATTTAATACTATTGATAATAAAGTATTAACCTCTTATAATTTATATAATCCAACTTCAAGACCTACTAATAATTTTAATAGTGTTAATTTTGCAGCAATACCTCATAATGAATTGCATAGAAAAAGTTTTAAACCTCAAAATGATTTTTTTGTAGAGTTTGATTTTGATGGATACCATTTAAGATTACTTGCTGAACAGCTAAATTACCCTTTAACTCAAGAATCAGCTCATAAACAGTTAGCTAAACAATATTTTGGTAAAGAAAAAATTACTGACGAAGAATATACCGAAGCAAAGCAAATTAATTTTCAAGCTATATACGGCAAGATACCTGAAAAGCATAAAAATTTAAAAATATTTAAAGAAATACAAGAATATATCGATAGTATGTGGAGTAAGTTTAACAACGATGGGTATATATCTAATACTCAATCAGGTAAGCAGTTTACAAACGAATTGAAAGATATGCATCCAGCTAAATTAATGAATTATATGATGCAATCGTTGGAAACTTCAAATAATATTATTATATTAAAAGATGTACTAGAGTATCTTAAAGATAAAAAAACTTTTATAGCTTTATATACTTACGACGCCATTTTATTTGATTTTAGTAAAGATGATGGTAAAGATACTTTAGAAGAATTACAAGAAGTAATGGAAAAACAAAAGAAATACCCAGTTAAATTTAAATATAGTACTAATTTAGTGTTATAGAACAGCTCAACTATTTATATATGATAACAAATACTATAAGTCCGAGGTTCGATTACGATATAGAACCATTTTTTACCAGTGAAGATATGAGTAATAAGCTGTTTTGTACTTTCTCTACCGAAGATGGCCTAGAACAAGTACTTTCTGATATACAAGAAAGGTATAAAATTATATATAATAAAATTTTTGTACTATATGCTAAAAGTCAAGATGAGTACATTTGTACTTATAATGTTGATTTTGGTAATGTAGGAGCTTTTTTGGAGAATACTATTTTAGTACATAGAAAAAAAGAAACTAATACCTTGTATACTATTAATGCATTAAATACATTAATAAAAGAACTGAACGGAGGAGTATTAGATACAAGTTATAGAATAAACTGGCCTGATTATCGCAACTGCGTACTTCTTACAAAAGGACCAGAACTTAAAAGAGTAAATACAAAGTTATATAAAATTATTGAGCTATAGTTGGCTATTTAATTTTTTATTACTATATTAATAATAAGTTATAATTTAAAAATTAGTTATATGGACATTAACGCAATCCGCGCTAAATTAGATGCGCTAAACAACAGCGGTCAACAAAGAGACAAGACCGATTATTCTGAAATATTTTGGAAACCACAATTAGGGAAACAAACAGTACGTATAGTACCTTCTGTTTATGATCCCTCTTACCCTTTTAAAGAATTAAAATTTCACTATGGAATAGGAAAATACCCTATGATAGCTTTATCAAATTTTGGTAAGCAAGATCCTATAGAAGAATTTGTAAAAGAGTTAAGAAAAACAAACGATAAAGATAACTGGTCGTTATCAGGAAAAATTTCTCCTAAAACAAGAATTTTTGCTCCTGTTATAGTTAGAGGAGAAGAAGATAAAGGAGTGAGATTATGGGGTTTTGGAATTACTATATATAAATCGTTATTAGCTTTAGCTGAAGACGAAGATGTAGGAGATTATACTGACGTATTAAATGGTTGGGATATGGTAGTTGAACAGAGACAAGGTAATCCTTACCCTGAAACATCAGTAAGAATTAAACCTAAACAAACACCTTTATCAGATAATAACGATTGGGTAGATAAATGGTTAAAAGAACAACCTAATCCTACAGAAGTATTTACTGAGTATGATTATGATTTTATCAAGAAGCAATTACAAAGTTATTTAGATCCTAATGCAGTAGAAGAAAATAGCCCTGCAGCAGGTTCAGAAACTCCGCCAGAAAGCTCAAGTTCTCAAAAAACTGACTTTACTTTAGAAACAGCTACTGCTGGCAATAAAGATACAGTTAGTAAATTTGATGACTTATTTAATGAATAAAAATGGCGAAAATAAAAGAAGTAAAAGCAAGAGCAACTGAGGCTGTAAGAAAGTCTTTCAATTTAAGTAATTTTAAAAAGAAAAAAGGTTTTTCTAATTCTTCAGTTAAATTTAAAGAGCAAGGATGGATACCTCTATCTAAAGCTTTTCAAGATATAACTTCCTTACCGGGTATACCTACCGGTCACATCACTCTTTTGCGTGGACATAGTGATACAGGCAAAACAACTGCCTTGATAGAAGCTGCGGTGAATGCTCAAAAACTGGGCGTTCTCCCGGTTTTTATAATTACTGAGATGAAATGGTCTTGGGAACATGCTAAAGAGATGGGATTACAGTTTGAGGAAGTTACAGATGAAAACGGTAACGTTACAGATTATGAAGGGCATTTTTTATATGCTGATCGTGGAACTCTAAATACTATAGAAGATGTTGCTGTATATATGGCGGACCTTATGGATGAACAAGCTAAAGGTAACTTACCTTTCGATATCTGTTTCTTCTGGGATAGTATAGGTTCTGTACCCTGTGATTTATCAGTACGTTCTAATAAAAATAATAACGAATGGAATGCAGGAGCAATGTCTACTCAATTTGGTAATAACTTAAATCAAAAGATATTACTATCCAGAAAAGAAAACTCTCCTTATACTAATACTTTAGTTGCAATAAATAAAGTATGGACTATGAAGCCTGAATCCCCTATGGGAATGCCTAAATTGCAAAATAAAGGAGGTATGTCTATGTGGTACGATTCTACTTTAGTTATCACTTTCGGTAATATTACTAATCCTGGAACGTCTAAAATTAAAGCAATTAAAGACGGTTTACAGGTTGAATTTGCTAAGAGGACTAACGTTCAGGTAGAAAAAAATCATATTGGAGGAGTACAATCTCGAGGAAGAGTAGTAATGACTGCACATGGTTTTATTCCGGACGATAAACGTGCAATTGATAAGTATAAAAATGAACATAAAGATCATTGGCTAAAATTAGTAGGTAGTATAGATTTTGATTTGATAGAAGAAGGAGATTTAGAAGAAGATAAAATTACAACCGGTATTTTAGATTAATGGCTGATTATTCTCATATACTAAAAAATCTTAAAGAAACCCCACCTAGAGAATTGAATGATCACATTCTAGTGATTGATGCTATGAATATGTTAATTCGTAGTTTTTCACTTCTTAAAGCGATGAATCCATCAGGCAACCATATAGGAGGTCTGGTTGGGTTTCTTCGCTCGTTAGGATATGTTACTAGAATATTTGATCCTACTAGAGTAGTCGTTGTATGGGACGGTAAAGGAGGTTCAGGTAACCGACAAAATATAGATCCTAACTATAAAGCTCAAAGAGCTACAGCTCGAATAACTCACTGGGGTTTATATGATACCAGAGAACAAGAGCAAGAAGCATTAATTAATCAACTGTTGAGGACACAAGATTACTTAGATTGCTTACCAATGCAACAGATTGCTATGGAAAAGCTAGAAGCTGATGATATAATTGCATATTTAGCAAAACAAGCAGCTAGCAATAATAAAAAAGTTACCATAGTATCTTCAGATAAAGATTTTTTACAGTTAATTAATAAAAATATAGAAGTTTATGCTCCCGTAAAAAAGAAAACTTTTACTATAGATAATATTGTGGAAGAAATAAAAGTATTACCACAAAATTACAATATAGTTAAAGCATTATTAGGAGATAATTCTGATAATTTACCTGGAGTAAAAGGCCTTGGAATTAAGACCATTATTTCAGAATGGACTAGTTTTTCTCACGACGCCTTAGCTTCTTTAAATGATGTTTGGGATCATTGTGAGACTCAGATGGAAGGAGAAAAGCCTAAAAAAATATTTGCTAAAATTATACACAACTGGGATAGAGTATTAAAAAATTATGAATTAATGAATTTACATGACTCAGTGTTGGATAATAAAGAAAAAAATCATATATTAGATATTATTAAGAGTGATATACCCGACCTACAATCAGGGGCATTTTTACACCTTTTAGATCAAGATAAGATAGAAGGAATTACTAAAAATACTGAAGGTTGGTTAGAGAACTTTAGAGGTTTAACGGTTTTTAAAAAATAAGTTATAGATGACATTAAAAGCATTGAATCAGTATGGAAAAGGTTTCCAGCTGAAAGTATTGGGCTCTTTGCTAACAGATAAAAAGTTTCTTTTAAACGTTAGAGACGTACTACAAGAAGACTATTTTGACTCAGATGCACATAAGTGGATAATCAGTCAAATTATAAAATACTTTGACAAATATCATACTACTATTACTATGGACGTTCTAAAGGTTGAACTACAGAAAGTAGATAATGATATATTACAAATAGCTCTCAAAGAAGAATTAAGAAATTCATATCAAGCATCGCAAGACGACTTAGACTACGTACAAGAAGAGTTTACAACGTTTTGTAAAAATCAAGAAATGAAACAAGCTATCTTGAGCTCTACTGATTTACTTAAACAAAGTGATTTCGATGGTATTCGTAATAGAATAGAAAAAGCTATGAAAGCTGGTATGGATAAAAATATAGGTCATGAATATAATAAAGATATTGAAACTCGTTATAGAGTTGATTACCGTCCTACTATTCCTAGCCCTTGGCCTATCCTTAATGATGGTATTCAAGGAGGATTTGGACCTGGGGACTTGGCTATTGTGTTTGGTAATCCTGGCGGTGGTAAGTCGTGGACTATGGTTGCTATTGCTGCTCATGCTGTTAAGCTTGGGCATAAGGTTAATTATTATACTCTGGAACTCGGAGAAGATTACGTTGGTAAAAGATTTGACTGCTATTTTACAGGGTACTCTATTGATGAAGTTAATAACCACCGTAAGGAGGTTCAGAAAGTAGTAGATAATTTAAAAGGTAAGTTAATAGTAAAAGAATATGCTCCTAAAAATGCTACTGTCAATACTATAAAGTCTCATATTCAGAAATGTATGGATATGGAACATAAACCCGATTTAGTTATTATAGATTATGTAGATTATTTAAGAGCTCCTTCTAGAGGTAAATCTTTTGAAAGAAAAGATGAAATCGATGATGTATTTATAGCTACGAAAGGTTTAGCAAAAGATTTAAAAATTCCTATTTTAACTCCATCACAGGTTAATAGAATGGGAGCTAAAGATTCAGTTATTGAAGGTGATAAAGCTGCTGGATCGTATGATAAAATGATGGTTGCAGATATATGTTTATCTCTGTCTCGTCAAAAAGAAGATAAAGTATTAGGAACTGGTAGAGTTCACGTTATGAAAAATAGATATGGTCAAGATGGTATGACTTATAACGTTAAAATGGATACTAATAACGGTCATATAGAATTTGAAGGTAAAGCTAACATAGACGAACAATTAAATTCTACACAAGGTCCAGTTTTTAATTTATCTAGAGAAAAATTATCAGAATTATTTGATAAAAAATAGAATATATATGCTATTTATGGAAACATCTCCAATAGCAGAGTAAGCTTAAAATGGAGATTTTTTTTGTCTAATCTAATAATATTTAAAAAATGAGTTTACTTAATGAACGGGTAGTTTACAAGCCTTTTGAATACCCTAAGGCTTTTGATTTTTGGTTAAAACAACAACAAGCACACTGGTTACACACTGAAGTTCCAATGTCACAAGACGTTACAGATTGGAATAGTAATCTAAAAGATTATGAAAAAAACGTAGTAGGACAAATACTTAAAGGTTTTGCACAAACTGAAACTATAGTAAACGATTACTGGTCTACATTAGTAACTAAATGGTTTAGAAAACCTGAAATTATTATGATGGGAACTACATTAGGTTCTAGCGAAACTATACATGCTGAAGCTTATTCTTTATTAAACGAACAGCTAGGATTAGACGACTTTGCAGAATTTTTAGAAGATGAAACTACGATGGCTAAGATAGAAGCACTAATGAACGTAAGAGATAATCATGACGGAACTCCAAATTGGCATGAAAGAGCAAAATCATTAGCTATATTTTCAGCATTTACTGAAGGAGTAAATCTATTTTCGTCATTCGCTGTTTTATTATCTTTTAAAATGAGAAATAAACTTAAAGGAGTAGGTCAAATCGTAGAATGGTCAGTAAGAGATGAATCTTTACATTCTGAGGCAGGATGTTGGTTATTTAGAACTTTAATGAAAGAGCATCCTGAATTTAAAACTGAAGAATTGATTAATGAAATAGAAGAAGCAGCACGTTTAGCTTTAAAATTAGAATTTGATTTTATAGATAAAGTTTTTGAAATGGGAGATTTAGAAAATCTTACTAAAAATGAACTTAAAAACTTTATAAGACATAGAGTAAATACTAAAATGAGTGATTTAGGTTTAAAACCTATTATTCCTGCAGAAGAAATTGATAAAGGAGCTTTAAAGACTATGAAATGGTTTGATGCAGTAATAGCAGGCAAACAGCATACTGATTTTTTTGCTAATAGAGTTACAAATTATGCAAAAGGTCACATGGAATGGGACTCAGCAGCAATTTTTTAATATAAACAGTTATGACATTAGTAGTTGATACTTCCGATTGGGAAGCAGGTAAAGATTATCCGGAATGGATGAATGAAATTTCGTTGGCAACTATCTCTAAAGGGTATTTATTAGCAGACGAAACACCAAAAAAAGCATATAGAAGAGTTGCTGATACTATAGCAAAAAGGCTAGATCGTCCTGATTTAGCAAATAAGTTTTTCCGCTACATGTGGAAAGGATGGCTTAACTTAGCCTCACCAGTATTATCGAACACCGGAACCGACCGAGGATTACCGATCTCATGTTTTGGAATTGATACGCCCGATTCAATTCGAGGTATTGGTTTAACCAATGCTGAACTTATGAGACTTACCTCCCTCGGCGGTGGTGTCGGTATAGGTTTATCTAAAATTAGAGGTAGAGGAGAAAAAATAGGTAATGGTAATACCGGGCAATCTGAAGGAGTAGTACCGTGGGCTAAGATTTACGACTCTACTATTATAGCAACTAATCAAGGAGCAGTAAGAAGAGGAGCAGCTTCAGTTAATTTAGATATTAATCACCCCGATATAAAAGAATATTTACAAATTAGAAGACCTAAAGGAGATCCTAATAGACAGTGTTTAAATTTACATCAATGTGTAGTAGTGGACGATGAATTTATGCAAAAATTAGAACGAAGAGATCCTGAAGCAATTGAA